CCTATTGATAAGCTGGATAGACAATCGACCTATGATTGGAACTATCTATTTTTCCCTAGTGATATTGGTGCTGAGAACAATGGCCACTATATGGTTATCAATATCAATGTTCCAATTCCAACAACAGCAACAGGCAATGCCCGAAATAGCGCCTTCAAGGATATATTATATGATGAATTGCCTGGAGAAAGTTCCAAGGTTGATAATCTAAGAAGAACCACCGGAAACATCCAAGTTTCTGATTTACGATATCCATTTGGTAATAAAACAGTAACAGGAGCAAGGGCCTCAGAAGCTTTAACAACTCCTCGCGGAACAACAAGAATTAAGCAATCGATTGCTCTATTCATGCCATCATCCATAGTTCATAGTAGCCAACATGCCTTTGAAGACATATCACTCACGGGCCTAGCTAAGAGTGTTGCTGGAGCAGTTCTAGGTGGGGCCTCGGCCGCCTCAAGTGGTGCTGTGAGTGCTGTCACTGGTGCCTTGGGCAAATTAGCAACTGGTGGTGCCCTTGAAAGAGGCGCTCAAGTCTTGGGTATACCAATCAATCCACGAGTAGAAATACTCTATGCAACCACACCACAGAGACAATTCGTGTTTGAAGTATTAATGGCTCCTAGGTCTGAAGAAGAATCAAGAGCCATGAAATCCATTGTAAGAACACTAAGGTTTCATGCCGCACCTGAAATAACATTAGCAGGATTTGGTTTCATTCCTCCTGCTGAATTTGACATTACATTCTTCAATAAGGGTGTGGAAAACACAAATATACCCAGGATAAATACTTGTGTGCTTGAAAGAATTGATGTTGATTATGCACCCACAGGTGCCTATTCGACATTCTCTAATGGTCATCCTGTTGCGGTGCGTCTCAGCATGGGGTTTAGAGAAATTGAAATCCTTCACAAGTTAAGAATCGCGGAAAATTTCTAATATAACACGAAAGGTTTAAATGCCAATATTTCTTGATGCTTTTCCAAAGGTTCCATATGATATCGAGAGACTAAAGAACCGAACCAATTATCAATTGGTTGTCAATATTCTATTCCGGTTTTCTGTTATCAAGGAGATCCTGGATAATATCTCATTATATTATGAATACACGATTAAAGATACTGATACACCCGAGATTGTTGCTGAGAAGCTATATGGAAATGCCGAACTATATTGGATAATTCTCTATTCAAACAATATATATGACCCATACTATGATTGGCCTCTCAATAACAGAAACTTTATTAATTTCATCCAGGATAAGTATGGTTCTACAGCCAATGCCAAGACAACAATACATCATTACGAAAAAGTTACAAGCCGATTTGAATCTTCCACGGGCGAAACCACCGAAATAAGAGTAAGAATAGACTATGATAAACTCACTGACACTGTGCCCACTGATGCTCCCTATGATTATTATACTGGCCTGGCCGCAACACAATCTGTTGAAACTGTTAATATGAATGGCAAGACAACTATTGAGACTATCTATCGAGATAGTGTAACAAACTATGATTGGGAACAGACCCAAAATGAAAACAAGAGAGTTATCAAGCTAATCAACCCCGAATATATACCACAAATTATGAAGGAATTTAATGATTTGACCAAGAATTCGCTCAATCCCTTTAAGAGAAAACTAATATAATGGCTGTGAACGAATCTGTTGGAGATGAGGCTAATTTTGCTGATAACATGACTTCTTTCGTGGTGCAATTCCCTGATATACCACAGAAGGTCTTTGATGAAATTACACCCAAAGAAATCGTTCTGGCCGAAAGTCTACTGACACCAGGATTACAGACCAGTCTCAAGGTACATAGTTATGTTCATAATTTGCCCACGGACATCAAGTGGTTTGATCGTTTCCGAGGGACCAATATGAAGATTAAAATTGAAAGACCAGTTCTCGCAAAATATAATTATGATCCCATAATGGACATAGATCAAACAACATATCGTCTCGGAGGAAGGTCTTCTACTACTTCTAATGCCATGGACGATAGAAAGCTCATTAATAGAACAGTAGAAGAGTTGGTGTTTCATGCATGTGACAAAACCCTCCTGAATGATGCGGCCATACTTGTCATGAAGCAATGGAAATGTACCACACCCAGTGCGGTGGTCCAGGATGTCCTGGTTAATTGCGCGGGAGTTGATCCTGGAAGACTTGTCATTGAGCCCAGTGAACCAGCGAGAGACTATAATGCCGATAATATCCATCCATTTCAGGTTGTTAATCAGCAAGCCAATGCAGCCCTGGCCGATGGTGGTAATGATCCATCCTTTGTTCATTATATGACATATGAAGCCCTGGGAACCCATCGCTTTGAATCTCTTTTCAATATGTCCAGGAGACCTAATATACTCCATGCTCCACTGGAATTCAATTCCGCGGGCAGTTCTTATGCCGATCCACATTCATTGATGCATTATTCATTTCCATGTGATTTCGATCTATTATCTGATATCCTCAATGGTGTTAATGATCAGGGAGTTGATGTTAATTCAGTAGTATCAATTAACCCTCTTTTTGGTCAATTTAGTCTTTTTGGTAATCAATCAAAGGGCTGTGGTCTGGGCAGCGCAGTCATGAAAAGAGCCACGACCAATGCCAGTTCGGCCAAAGAACAGAATATGTGCCCCGATTATACTGCTGCATATTTACCCAAGAGACAGGCGAGAATGGGGCTCTTGGAAAAAGACAAGATTGCTCTTCGAATAGTGGTCGCTTGGAACCCAATATATCACGCTGGAAAGGTAATAACCGTGAATTTCTATAATATCAATGACGAAACAAAGGCCCTGGTTAATTATGGCTCGGGCGATTATTTGATAGTGGCCATGTCACATAACATTAAACAAGGCGGATTTTCAACAACCACCATGGATTGTGTATCAAAGACAGTAGGAAGAGGAGAAGTATAGTGGGCCCATCATTAGGGGGCAATGCCCTCAGAAATCTATTTTATGCCATTGTTAAGGGTCGAGGGGGCAAATCAGATCCTGTGCAAGATGGTCTCCAAACTGGTCTGATGCAAGCTGTTGTACTGGGTCTTCAAACCGATGGTGATGTTCCATTATCAATTCGAAATTCAAATCCAACCGGACTAGACCAATGTACATTTGCAGGCCAGGTTGATCATGGAACAGTTGTAGGAGTAGAGAAAACTTCAGGACATTCCGATCTTAATGTCATAGGTCTTCCTGGAAGTGTCAATCGTCGTGAAGGTCAACCAGGAAATCTTAATCTTATGAGTGGATTCTCGGGATTATCCTCCCAGAAATCTGGAAGAAAAAGGCCGCCTGATTATGAAGAAAAGAAAGAAAGAGGCGCCTTAATCCGTAAAATCAAGGAAAAAGGCGATTGGACATTTGGTTTGACAGAAGGTATTGCCGAACATGCCGCCTTTGCCCAGATTGCAGGTAATTTTCTGCCCCAAATAAAGAGCATTCCCACAGCACTTAAAGAGCATTCTCAGATACCCACGGCCGAGATGCTGGGGCAGCTTAAAAGTGTTGTCATGAACATTGGCCAAATGCTAGGCAAAATCCAAAGCAACCCAACACACATGGCTACTGTTTCACAGAAGATGCCCCGAGAAATCATCACCGCATTTAATAGTATTGCGGCCTTGACACAAGGCAGTACCGCAGCCAATTTGGGGTATAGTGTCACTGGTAATCGAGTTAATGAAGAAGTCTTTCTTGATAATGCCGTAAATTTATTAAAAGACTGTAAGACCACGGCTGATATCCTGGATACCCTGGGCAGATTACACTCTGATACTACTCTACATGGTTTGGATGAACTGGAAGATTTAGAATTTGTTCATGAAGGGCCCTGGGGCAATACCACAATCAAGATGAATCACAGTGGAGAAGTTAAAGAAGAGGTGTCAAATACAGTCAATAATGCCATTAATGCCTTTTCTAGTGCGATGAGTAGCGCATCATCTTCTCCTAGCGCATCACCAGGAACAAATCTATTTGGTCAATCAGCAGAAATTATGAAGAAAATGGCGACACAATTACCCAAAGAAGCCCAGAAGAAATTCAAAGAAATGATGGAAAAACTTAATGAAAAAGACGATGCCATACCTACTCACGATAAGAGAACCAAGAAGGTTAAAGAGGCAAAGAAACCACTTGAAGAAGATTTTGCTTAATGGAGAATAAATAATGGTCAATCCAGCAAATCCGCCACCTAAAGAATGGGAAAGTCCCGAGGACCAAAGAAAGGATAGTGGTGAATATCCTAATTATTTCACCACAAGAACAAGGTCGGGGCATGTATTTACCCTTGATGATTCCGAGGGCAAAGAACATATGACATTACAGCATCGTGGTGGTTCAATGATGCAATTCAAGGCCGATGGTTCGGTTCAGTTAACTTCTCATAATGGTCAATATAATATTGTTTTTGGTGAAAATCGAATGAAGATCACGGGTGCTAATGATATCACAGTCGAAGGCGGAGCCACTATGAGGGTCAAGGGCAATTATGATTATACAGTCGAGGGCAATATGAACTTTGCCGTGAATGGCAAGATGAATCTCCAAGGAGATGATATCAATATAGCGGCCAGGTCTAATATGACCACTGTTGCTGGAGGTGATATCACCACCAGAGCCAATAAAAATATCGACACAAGAAGCACTGGCGGCTCGGTAATGATGGCCGCTTCTAAAAATGTCAACATGACGGCCGAAAAGGGCGCAGCCACTATTGGTGGTAAAGAAGTCGGTATTCGAGGCGGCTCGGGGGGGACAAAAATACAAGCCGAGGGTGGTGGTATTCATCTATCTTCTGCTGGCAAAACTGTAATAAGTTCCACTGGAAAGATATCAGTCAAAGGTTCGGAGATTTATTCAGAGGGAAATCCGATTAAGATGAATTCTGGCGGAACAGAGACGGCCGACAAAGCACAAAATGTCCAGGCCGTAGAGGGCCCCCAGGGAGAAACAAGCGCAAGTCCATCGGTGGATACATAAATAGAATATGGCAATTACACAAGGCGTTTCACGCAAGAAAGACTTTAGCGATTTGGACCTGGATTTCCTGGCACATCCCACCACGGGTGATATCGTCAGGAAGACTGGTGAAGATGCCATTAAGCGTTCTGTAAGAAACCTGATACTTACCAACTATTATGATAGACCATTTAGATCACAAATTGGATCGAATGTCCAGAAGATATTATTTGATAATATATCACCCCTAACACAGAATTTTCTCAAGGATGCTATTCATGAGGTGATTACTCTTTATGAACCCAGGGTCAAGATACTTGAAATAAATGTAGGTGTTTCTGCTGATAATAATGGATTTGATGTTACATTGTCTTATCAGATAGTCAATAAGGTTGAACCAACAGTTATAAATCTTTTTCTAGAGCGTATTCGATAAAGGAAAAATATGGCCACTGCAAATAACGCAATTAGGGTATCAGAACTGGATTTCCTCACAATTAAGGAAAACCTCAAGTCTTTTCTTAGAGACCAGTCAGAATTCCAGGACTTTGACTTTGAGGGTTCGGGCATGAGTGTTCTCCTGGATGTTTTGGCCTACAATACACATTACATGGGCTATTATCTCAATATGGTGGGCAATGAAATGTTCCTGGATACTGCTCAATTGCGGGGTTCGGTCATATCACATGCTAAAAACCTCAATTATGTACCCACAAGTAGCCGAGGAGCCCTGGTCAAGGCCACGGTTGTTGTGACACCATCTAATAATGAAAATCAGAACACCAGCCTTCTCACTCTGGACAAATACACCAAGTTCTTAGCTCAGGACATTGATGGTGTGAATTATCAGTTTCTTGCTACTGACTCAAATACAACAGTCAAGATCAATAACACATTTACCTTTACGAATGTGTTTTTCAAGCAAGGCGAGGTTGTTACACGTCAATTTCTAATGGAAGCAACAAATACCACAAGGCGATTTGAAATTCCCTCGGCAAATGTTGATACATCAACCATCAAGATGGTGATCCAAGCTTCTGCTTCTAATACACATAGCACCGAATATGTTCTGGCTGATGACATGACAGCATTAACAGGCAATTCCCAGGTATATTTCATTGAGGAAAATGCCGATGCCAAATATACATTCTATTTTGGTGATAATATCATTGGCAAGAAGCCCGATACAGGGAACATTATACGTTGTACTTACTTCGAAACTGTTGGTTCTCCTGCAAATTCTATCAGTAGGTTCTATCAATCCGACCCCATTGGTGGTCTTTTTACTGATAATGTGACAATTACGCCCACGGGATCGTCTTATGGTGGCACCAATAAAGAAACTTTGGAACAAGTCAGGTTCCGAGCACCATATTTCTATACAGCACAGAATAGAGCCGTGACAATCAATGACTATGAAACACTGATCATGAAGGACTATAATAATATTGAATCGGTTTCGGTGTGGGGCGGTGAAGACAATGATCCAATCGTTTATGGTAAGGTATATCTTTCCCTTAAGACAAGAGGGAACTATGCCCTAACCAATTTCGAGAAGGAACAAATCAAAAAGAACCTAATCAAGAACCGAAATGTATTGACCGTTACACCCGAGATTGTTGATCCAGATTATGCTTATATTCTTATTCGGGGATCGGTGACATATAACAAGAGTATTACAACATCCACGGCCGAGGAACTCAAGGCTTTCGTTCGAGCCGCCATATCTGATTATAATGATAATGAACTTAACACCTTTAGTTCCACATTCAGGAAAGCCAAACTTCAAAATTATATCCAAAATTGCGAAAGGTCCATAACAGGCAGTGACATTCAAATTCTAATTCAAAAAAGAGTTTTATTAGATACCAACACAGCAAAAAACTATACTATTAGTTATAACTTGCCTCTGGAAAAGGGCGACTATAACTATGGTCTCTATACATTTCCTCGATTATCTCTTTATGACTTTAATAATGTCGAAAGACAGGTCTATTATGAAGAGAAACCATTCTCTTCCACGGGTGTTGATAGTATTTCAATCCTGAATGCAGGTATCAACTATATTTCAACACCCACAGTTACTATTACAGGCGATGGCTCGGGGGCAACCGCCGAGGCTATTGTTCGTAATGGAAAGATTAGTCGAATTGACATGTTGACCCGAGGAACAGATTATACTCGGGCCGAAGTTACCTTAAGCGGTGGTGGAGGTTCTGAAGGAAAAGTTGTTGCTCGTCTCGAAGCCAGGTTTGGAACTATCAGAACATTCTATTATCAAGACACTGGTGAAAAAATAATCCTCTCTGAAGACGTAGGAACTGTTAATTATGATTCTGGTGCTGTTGAATTGAATAGCTTTCTTGCTCTGTCAGCAGAATCAAACTCCTATTATGATGCTGATACAGTCACATTCAATTGGCCTGTTGAAAAGGAACAACTGCCGCCACTAAGGAATAGAATTTTCACAATTGATCTTAATGATCCTGTTGCGGTCCAAATTGATATGATTAGCGAAGAATAATTTTTCAACTAAATAAGATTGTGGATCACGGTTTACCAGACCCATCCACTCTAATGCTTACAAGGAGCACCAGCATGTATTATATTTATGCCTATGTTAGAACAGATGGAACACCATATTATATAGGAAAGGGTAAGGGGAAGAGGGCTTGGTCTAAACAGAGAAATTGCCATAGACCAAGAAACCCAGAACAGATAGTAATAATGGAATCAAATTTGACAGAACTTGGTGCCTTTGCTCTTGAAAGAAGATATATTAGGTGGCATGGTCGTAAGGATTTGGGTACAGGAATACTAAGAAATATGACAGATGGTGGTGATGGAGCATCCGGAAATATTAAAGCTAAAGAAACTAGGATCAAAATGTCAGAATCTAAAATAAAAATGTCCAAAATTCTATTAGGAAACAAACGATCTTTTGGATATAAACATTCCGAGGAAACTAGAAAAAAAATGTCAACATCTCAAATGGGCAACAAAAATAGTATTAGAAAACCACAGTTTGAGGAAATTAGGAAGTGAGTTCAAATACAAAAATTAGTGGGCTTGTTGGGTCACAGGTTCCTGGGTTCGTTCGGGACGACCATGAGAATTTTGTGAGATTTATTGAGGCATATTATGAATTTCTAGAACAGAATGGCAAAACCGTTGATGTCATGAAGAACATCAAGGACTATTATGATATTGATCAATCAATTGACATATTTACTGAAAAGCTTTATGAGACATATATCAAGCTTCTCCCCAAAGAGACCATTGCCGACAAAAATCTGATATTAAAGAATGTCAAGGATTTCTATAGGGCTCGTGGCTCTGAGAAATCAATCAAGTTCCTTCTTCGTGCGATATTCAATATTGAATCTGAGGTGTATTACCCCAAGGCCGATATCCTTAGGGCTTCTGATGGCAAGTGGTTCATTGAAAAATCATTAAAGGTTGGTAGCGTTTTGGTGAATAATGTCGCCAATTCAAGCCTTGGGGCGGTTCAGAACTTCCGTGGTAAACAAATAGCTGGTAATGTCAGTAATGCCATTGCCTTTGTCGAGGGCGTGGATGTTTATTATGATGCTGGAACTCTCGTAAGAGAATTTAAAATATCGAATCAATTAAGAGAATTCGAATCAAACGAATCTATTTCTACCACATTCGATGAAGATGGTGTTACAAAAACCATATCCGCCACGGTTTTTGGTGGTGCTATCAATAGTGTGACTATTGTAACGGCCGGTACTGGATATGAAGTGGGGCAAGAACTTATAATTGAATCAGACACAGGTTCTGGAGGGAGACTAGTAATTACCGACGTTTCTCAGGGAGAAATCACCTCGGGGTCGGTTGTGAA